AGCGGGACCAGGATAACCTGCAGATTCCGAAGACTGCATGATATCATCTGTGCCGTCTGTACCGGGATTTTCTACCATTATCAGAGCGTAGGCTAAGCCAATATAATCCGAGATACCGTATAGTTTCGTATACTTTTCAAGCCAAGCAACGATATTTGTATTGCCTGTTATGTTGCTTCCGATATTAATCGGATCATATGTTGCACCACTGGGACCAACACCACCGCCAGAACCGCCGGGATAAACTTGTTGCCCTTGGATTCTAATTTGACCCTGTACATCTAAGTCGCCCGTTATTCGGACATTCCCTTGATGTGTAACATCTCCACGATAAATCCCTGATCCATCTCCAAGAAAAACCCATCCATATCCTTCTTTTGTCGATATAAGAATGTACTTTCCATCACCTTCTGTTTTGATTACAAGCGAGTTATCTTCAAGTGGTGTCGGCGTTGACGCTTCTGGAAATGGATTGCCAGCTGAGTCGGTCGTCCCGATAGTTCCAATTTGTCGGTTGGCTCCCCAGAACTCCATCCCTTTGCTGGTTAACTCCATAATCTTTTTGCCGTTTTTCATTGCTTGCAACGATCCTGCTGACAATTTCAAAATCTCGCCTAGTTTGTTAAATGATGTCTCGAAAATATCAGCAATAATTGATCCTGTTTGGATAAAGTCAGCATTGAATTTTCCGTCAATGGTCCAAGCGGTCTTAAACGAGCTAGTATAGAAATCACCATCTATAAAACCAATTCCATCTGAGTTAGCAACTAAGAAATGGCTTGAAGTTTGAATTGAATCACCATCCATCCATACCATCTGAAATGGCTGCCGACTTTCTCCTCGCTGAGGATGATTGGCAGGATAATCAGATGGCGACATCAAAATAACCGCACCGCCATGAGCGCCACGGATGATGTCTGATTGCCATTTACTGATTTCAGTTGAATCATAGAATGTCATTTTGGTTTCAGCTAAATTGTTTACACTATTTTGAACACTTGCTGCTTGCCTAGTATCTGAGATGTTCAGGTTATCGCCTAATCCGCATTCTACCTTGTCCCTGATACGATCGATTTTGACGCTGAAAACACGAGTTTTGTAGTGATAATTCTTGTCTGATCGGTGGATGGTTACCGTATTACCGATTGAATCCCCACCCAGTACAGAAGTTTTGAATTGAATCAGCGGACGTGAGTATTCTACGAGATTCTCATAGGTCGCTTGCAGCAACTCTCTAGGGTCTTCTATATCTTCCAAGATTAGAACAGTTTCCCGTTTACGCTTGCTTCCGTTCTTCATCGGTATGCCGTAAAGTGCTGTCATTTCAGGATATTCAAGCCAATTCTGTCCTTTAGGTTTATCTAACGGATTACCATTCGACTTTTTCCATTCGATGTCAGTGAATTCAATTCTTCGTCCGTAGCCGTCCCCGACCTCTTCACCTTTACCCCGCCCGATAATCGAGGTATATAGTTGCGATCGATCTCTTTGACGCACGACTTCAAGCGCATTTGATCCATATACGAATCGTTTATTACTAAATATGCCAATCTGCTTATAAATTTCAATCCATTTATCTGTGATTTTGTTTCCATCAATTTTACATTTGAAAACAATCTCGCAGCCGAATGTCTGCAGTTGCTTTAAAGCATCTTTAACGCTTAGATAGTAAAACGTTCCTGAAATTGCTGGAAGCGTAGGATCAACATAACCCACACGCCACTCAGCATTTGTATAACCAAGAATCTGTTCTGCTACTTGTTTGATACTTCGATTGCTAGGGCGCATATCAAGCACGATAAACGAATGTAATTCATCTACTGCAAAGTTAACACCTGTAAAGCTTAAACGTCCTCTAGGGTCGCTATCAGCGGTTATTTTGTACATTGAGAACGAATCATCATTTTCTCGAACCGCCATAAAAGCAGCATCACGAATTTTCTTATCATCCAATACACTAACGCTCAAAGTATCGTTCATCAGCTCGCTTTTATCAGCAGTGATTTCTTTCGACTGTATGGACTCAATGATTTTGCTTTCTCCGCAAACTTTTAGCAGTTCTTGTTCGTCATTTAGAAAATAAATACTTTCGCTCATATTATTGAAACTCCTTTTTTTGTAATATTAACTATTTGTTAGTTTTTTAATTCAGAGATATATTCACCAAAGAATTGGAATAATCGACTGTAATTTTGAGTATTATAGGCTCCACCATATCGCTTTTCTCGCTTTCATATGAGTTATAACTAAAAAGTGCATAGACAGGCAAAACTATTCATTTAACCTTCACTACTATGCCTTTTTCGATAATTGGTATAGACTAATTAAATATATTTCGAATACCTTCCTTAGTGACCATAAGAATGGTAGAAATTCCTTTTTAGGACTCCGATAACTCTGTTTTTGGTAAAATCTGATTAGTTTGTTAATTTTTTTACCTAACCCAACCTTATTGACAACGATGACGATTCCAAAGTATTTTTCTACCCTTAAAACCGATATATGTCTTTTTCTGTCATCAAGATAAATACCCAAATTTTTCACCAAAAGCTTATGAATCAGGCTTTTGTAGTAAAATGTAGTAAATTACATGATCAACTAAGAAATTAATCAAACCAAATATCCACAAATTTAATACACTCGTCTCGCGGCTCCATCTTTTTAAGCCTAAGATACATTTTAATTTGTCTTCCATGAGGAGAGTCTCGTTTGAATTTTTTCGCCTTAGATCTATCTTGAGTAAAAACAAAAGAGTCTGGATCCGCACGCTTCCCCTCGATAACTTGATAACTCTTCAAATAAATAGTACCTACACCTAAAATGTATTCTTCTAGGCTATCAGCATCTATTTCGATAAATTCTTTTCTCAGTCGATTGATAATAGCTTGCAGTTTTGCTTCTGACTTATTCCTGATTTTTCTATATTCAAGAACAGATATTCCTCTTCGGTCAGCCAATACTTTATCTGTTATAGGTATATATGTTCGATAACCGTTATAAGCATAAGTAAAATTGGCGCCTTGTTCAGTTTCATAATATTTCTCAGAAAGAATTAAAACATCTTCTTTAGGTAACTCTTTTAAAGCAGTAATCAGTAAACGAGCATACCCCTTGCCATCTCCATCTCCCAAATGATTCCTATTTACCACAAAGGCCTTCCATTGTGTGAGTATCCACTTTGGACGAATCTCGAAATCATAACTCACTATCCGAACACCTCCGACATTATTGCTATGTTAGAAAATAAATCGTCTGTTAATTCGACTTTTTCTTGCGGCACTTCCCAGCCATATCTGAACGCCATAGCAGTTTCTATTTCTTCAATTTCTTCCAATGCGGCATCCTTGAGTTCTTGAGAAGCATACCCTTTTAAAAGGCTCTCAGATTCATTCTGAGACAATGTAGATAAGAATCCAGAGAAATACTTATCTCGTGCTTTCCACCGCTCTATCTGTCGATCAATGAGCATTTCAGCTTCTACATTATCCGAAACGATAAATTCTATTTTAGGCGCATGAGTGTGGATAGAAATTTCATCATAGACAAGGTGAGTAGCTAAGGTTCGGTTATAAATTTCTTTGCTAATCATAGACTTCCTTCTTTTTAGCGATTTGATGTAATCACTAATGTTGATATATCGACTCAAATAGTATTCTTGATCCATGCTCACCCTCCCTTTGACATTTTTGCGGATCGCATAATTTTGAAAACTTTATTAATCTGAATCAGTAAGCGGGCTTATCCATTTTCTTAATCTTTCCATTTTTTAGGGAGTCAGAAATGTCAGAATGCTTAGCTACATTTTTATCATTTAAAAATATCTTTGCTTCTCTATTGCTTAACTTTTAAACGGAATACAGTGCTTATAAAATTGTAATACCGTTTTGCATTAGTTTCTTTGATATAATTTCCTTATCAGTGTGACAGGCTGAAATAATTGATAAGGTGGTGGAAAAAATGGATGAGGATAAAATTAAAAATTTGATTGAATCCGCAAGAAAGGATTCTCTTAAAGAATTAGACATTCAAGGTCAAATAGACAATTTGGGAGAAACTAAAAAGACAACTGAAATCATCCCAATTCTTCACAAGTCTAGTCTTGATTACACAGATAAAATGATCGAGAAAGTCATTGTTTCTATTCTCGAAAAGCCAAATTAAAAGCTGCAATTTTCTACAATTTTTTTAATTGACTCACTAGAAAATTCAATATTTTCAATTGGTATTCTTTGCTCTGGGCTACTCACAATAGCTTGGAGCATTTTTGCTAATTCTTCTGGTGTTGCTTTGATTGTGATTTCCATTTTGGTTCCTCCTTCATCATCTTCAAAACCGATTGAACCGCTTTTTTCTGAACTTCCAAAGGAATCTTTTCCCCTTCTTTCATTGGAGTGCCATCTTGCCAGACGCAGTGGACTTTGATTCCGTTGGGGTATATTGTTGTTGTCATTTTTTACATTCCTTTCTTTGATATAATTTCCTTATCAGTCAGTGGTCGTCTGAAATAATTGATAAGGAGGTGCGACAAATGTTGACTAATGAACAACGCGCACATGATTTAGCTGTTGCTTCACTACCCTTCATGAGAGATATAATTGAAACAGAGACTAGAAACGGCGAAAAAATTGTATTTGATGCATATTACGAATACAAGAATCTTTACACTCATTTTTTATCTGCTGTATCAGAAGACTTCAAGGACGAGGATTAATTTTCGACCCATCCATCCAAAGTTCTATAGGTTCATGTTTAAATTGCTCC